CTCATTCGGAAAAAAAATTTTTTCAGGGATTATTTTATTTATTATTAAAAAGCACATATTTTTTAAATATAAACTGCTGAAATATAAGGGAAAAACGCTTTAAATAACCGCCGCGAATAAAATGCACGTTTTTCTGCCACTAACTTACTGATAAATAAGAGAATTAATTTTTAATTAATTTATTAAAAAAAAGATTATGCAGTAAAGCCGTTTTTTGATATGATTTACATCAGAATTGGAATTTTAGCGCCCGCATCTTATCTCGTTGCGGGCTTTTCTTTTTTTTACCCCAAAATTCAACGGTTTACTTATGAACGAGCGCACGCAAGAAGCCTCGACCGCGATCATTACGTGTAGCTGATCTGCGCCGTTCGCCAGTGATGGAGAACGGTATGGCAGATAAGAAAAAGCGCGGAAGGCCACCCGGTTCAGGTAAAAAAAAGCGCACTGCAAAACCGTCTCCTGAAAAGAAAAAAAAGAAAGTCGGCAGGCCACCGAAGGAAGCGAAGTTAGAGCAAGGCACGGAAACGGTTGTTGCTTCTGATCAGGAGTTGCTTTCGCCGCTTGATTACATGATACGGGTCTTCAATGACCCGAATGCTACGCAAGAGCGCCGTGATAAAATGGCGATTGAGGCGGCAAGGTACTGCCATGCAAACGGCCTTGCATTGCCGAAGCTTGGGAAGAAAGAGGCCGCAAAGGAGCGCGCCAAAGATGCCGCGTCGCGCGGAAAATTCGCAAAATCTGCGCCGCCATTAAGCGTTGTGGATAACAGATAATGAAGCCGTCATGGTCAACGGCTTGCCCTGATTGGGAAGATAGGATTCTCAATCAGCAAAGCCTTATTGCATTTGAACCGTTGTTCCCAGACGCGGCGCGTAAAGCGATGGACGTTATGCGCGCTTTGCGCATTGTTGACATTCTCGGCGCGCCGGAAATCGGTGATTGTACGCGCGATTGGGTTCTGAATTTTGCTGCCGCAATTTTCGGTGCTTATGACGAAGAGACAGGATTGCGCCTGATCAGAGAGTTTTTTCTTCTGGTCGCGAAGAAGAACACGAAGTCAACGATTGCTGCGGCAATTATGCTGACGGCACTGATTTTAAACTGGCGCGATAACGCGGAGTTTTTGATTATTGCGCCAACGATTGAGATTGCCGGCAACTCATTCACGCCAGCTGCGGCGATGATCGCCGCCGATGAAGAACTTAAAGAAATTCTGCATGTCCGTGAGCATCATAGGACAATAACGCATCTTGATACCGGCGCGGTCCTAAAGGTTGTTGCCGCCGACAAAGACACAGTTTCCGGCAGCAAGGCCACAGGTGTTCTTGTCGATGAGTTGTGGCTGTTTGGGAAAAAAGAATCTGCGGATTCTATGCTGATGGAAGCAACTGGCGGTCTGGTTTCGCGCCCGGAGGGGTTCGTTATCTATCTGTCAACGCAATCTGATGATGCCCCTGCCGGCGTCTTTAAGGATAAGCTTGATTATTTTCGCGATGTGCGGGATGGAAAGGTTGAGGACAATAAAAGCCTCCCCGTTCTGTATGAATTTCCAAAGTCAATGGTTGATAGCGGTGACTGTTATAAGCCTGAAAACTGGTATGTGACCAATCCAAATATGGGATTGAGCGTAAGCTGTGAATATTTAGAAGATAAATATCGCGAAGCGCAACGAGCCAATGATAAAAAATTCCGCATACACTGCGCGAAGCACTTAAACCTTGAAATAGGTCTTTTGCTACGCAATGACCGGTGGGCTGGAGGCGAGTTTTGGGAATGCTCTGCCGATAAGACGCTTACTCTTGAATCTCTTTTAGAGCGTTGCGAGGTCGCCGTTGTCGGGATTGATGGCGGCGGTCTTGACGATTTGCTGGGTCTTCATGTCATTGGCAGAGAAATCGGAACGCGCCGGTGGCTGTGCTGGGCGAGGGCTTGGGCGCATCCGATCGTTCTTGACAGACGAAAAGAAATTGCGCCGACGCTGCAAAACTTCGCAAATGACGGCGATTTGGTTATTTGTGAAACGCCGACGCAGGATCTTGAAGAGGTTGCGGCGATTTGTGATCGGGTTCGGCAATCCGGCCTGTTTCCAAAAGAGCATTGTATTGGCGTTGATAAGTTGGGACAGCCGGCGCTGATTGATGCGCTTGTCGACGTGGGATTTAATTGTGAAGGCGCTGAAAACCAAATTATCGGCATTTCGCAGGGGGGGTATTTGAATCCCGCAATTGTCGGCACAGAGAAGAAATTAAGCAATGGCACATTGCAACATGCCGGGCAAAGACTGATGGCGTGGTGCGTTGGTAATGCAAAAGTTGAAATGAAGGGTTCCGCCCGCGCCGTCACGAAACAGGCATCTGGTACAGCAAAGATTGATCCGTTAATCGCATTATTTAACGCCGCTATGTTGATGGCGAAAAATCCAGAAGCGCGAAAAGCATCAATATATGCGAGTCGTGGCGTCCAGACGGCTTGATAAGGAAAAACACACATGGGATTGTTTGAAAGATTTTTTCCGCTATCTCGGGAAAGGGCGAAGAATCCGCAAAACAGCTATACCTCCTCATCTGGCGGGCTGATTATCAACACGCCTCAAGAGTTGGAGGAGGCGCTTCGTGATGGTCAGTTAACGGCATCTGGAAAAAGAGTCACGGCAGAACAGGCTATGCGCGTTTCAGCCGTTTTTGGCTGTATCCGAATTATTACCGGCGCTGTTGCGACCATTCCGGTTCATGTGAAACGCCGAAACAATGACGGCACAAGACATGATGCCTCTGATGTTTCTTTGTGGAAGTTGCTGCGTAAAAAGCCAAATAGTTGGCAAACTCCCGCGCAGTTCATGCGCCAAATGCAAGCGGCAAAGCTGTTGCAGGGCAATGCTTATGCTTTGATTGTTAAATCTAAGTTTGGCAAGAAAGAGCCGACTGATATTATTCCGCTTGACCCTCAAAAGGTTGAGGTAAAGCAGCATCCAGATTTAACGCTGTCATATATTTACACGGCGTCAAATGGCACGAGGCAGAAATTTAAACAAGATGAAATTTTCCATCTTTTTGGCCTGACGTTGAACGGATATTCCGGCGTGTCTGTTCTGACATATGCGCGGGAAACAATCGGCGAGTCAATCGCTATGGCTGATCATGGTGCCGCGCTGTTTAAAAATGGCGCGCGCGCCAGTGCAACGCTAGAGCATCCCGGTAGCTTAGGTCCAGATGGTCATGCAAATCTTCGGCAAAGTCTTGATGAGTTTAGGTCGGGCGGAGATCGAGAGGGAAAAGTACTCATCCTCGAAGAGGCGATGAAATACAAGCCGATTTCAATGACGAGTGTCGATGCGCAATGGATTGAAAGCAAAAAGTTCACGCGCGGCGACGTTGCGATGTTCTTTGGTGTCCCGCCACACATGCTTGGAGATACAGAAAAATCAACGTCTTGGGGGTCTGGAATTGAGCAACAGAGTATTGGTTTTGTTACATACACGCTTGATGATCACTTAGTTGATTGGGAGCAGACAATAAATAAATCACTTATTCCGGAAGATAGCGATATCTATGCCAGATTCAACCGAGCGGCATTGGTTAAGGGCGATCTTAAAACACGTATGGAAGCTTATACACGCGGCATCCAGTTCGGTATCTATAATCCAGACGAAGTGCGCGCCTTGGAAGATATGAATCCGCGACCGGGAGGCGATCAGTTTTATCCGCCGCCGAACATGACAAAAACCCTTGATGCAGAAGGAGCTAAGGATGAGCCTAAGAAAACTTCCTAAAATCGAGGGTATTCAGCGTCCGTCAAACTTTAAATGGGATGCGCCGAGCGACGTCATGGATAAATGGTCTGACACACCCCTGCTTTCTGCATCTGATGATGACGCAACGATTACAATGTTTGACGTGATAGGAGAGGATTGGTGGACAGGTGAGGGTGTGACGGCGAAGCGCGTCAGCGCAGCCCTGCGCAAGATCGGTAATAACGAGGTTACTGTCAAAATTAACTCGCCGGGCGGTGATTTGTTTGAGGGTATCGCGATTTATAATCTTCTTCGCGACCACCCTGCAAAAGTTTCAATTCAGGTTATGGGCTGGGCGGCTTCCGCCGCAAGTATCATTGCTATGGCTGGCGACGAGATTGTTATGGGGCTTGGCTCTATGATGATGGTGCATAATGCTTGGGGCTGCGTATGTGGTAACAGGCATGACATGCGCGACACAGCAAAGATTTTTGACGGGTTTGACGACGCGATTGTTGATATTTATGAGGCGCGCACCGGCATGTCACGCGCTGATATTTCTGCGTTAATGGATGCGGAAACATTCATGAATCCGAAGGACTCAGTTAAAAATGGCTTTGCTGACTATGTTGATGACGATATTGGAGGCGAGGTTGACAGCGAAGCGAATAGCAAAAATCGACGGATTATAGCGCGCCGCCAAACGGAGGCCGCGCTTGCGCGTTCAGGATATACAAGAGATCAACGCTCTGAACTCATGACAGAGATGGGCGTTTCATCTGCGGCCCCGCGTGATGCAAGCCGCCAACCACCCGCCGCGCGTGATGCAGGCATTCCAAGTGCCGATATTTGGCGCTTCATCGAAACCATTAAACAATCCTAACAGGAGAAAATATTATGAACGGACTTGTAACACCCCGTCAACGCGGGCTGATCACCCCTGCGCGCGCTGATGCCGCAAAGAGTAATGACCCGCAAGTAATTTTTGCGGAACTGCAGAAAACCTTTCACGCATTTAAAGAAGAGCGTGAACAGGAATTGAAAAACATCAATGCAAAGTTTGATGACGTTGTAACCAAAGAAAAGGTTGATCGCATCAATAATGAAATCACGTCTCTGCAGGCCGCGCTTGATGAGTCCAACAGAATCTTGGCGTCTCTGCGAGTCGGCGCCGGCGGATCTGTAGATGATCCCGATATTGCGGCTCATGCTGACGCTTTCAATACGTTCTTCCGCAAGGGCGTAGATGCAGATCTGAAAGGGCTTGAAGTTAAAGCCAAGCTTGGAACACAGTCCGATCCGGACGGCGGATATTTGGTGCCAACGGAAATGGAAAACACCATCGACCGTGTTGTTGGTACGGTGTCGGCTTTGCGTTCATTGTCGCGTGTGATGACAATTTCCACAAATGAATACAAGAAGCTTGTCAGTCAAGGCGGCGCGTCTTCTGGTTGGGTTGGTGAGGAAGATACTCGACCCGAAACCAATACGCCGACGCTGCGTGAAATCGCTATCACAACAGGCGAAATCTATGCAAACCCTGCGGCAACACAGACCATGCTTGACGATGGTCGCGTTGACATTGCTTCATGGCTGGCAGATGAGGTGTCTATCGAGTTCGCTGAACAGGAAGGCGCCTCGTTTGTATCCGGTGACGGTGTTAAGAAGCCAAGAGGAATCTTGTCATACGACACGATTGCTAACGCTTCCTATGCTTGGGGCAAGCTTGGCTTTACGGTGTCAGGCGCTGCCGCGGCATTCAACACGACAAACCCAGCTGATGCACTGATCGAGCTGTTTTACTCATTGAAACAGCAGTATCGCAATGGTGCGACATGGTTAACGTCAGATGCCGTTATGGGTACAATGCGTAAATTTAAGGACGGTGACGGCAACTATCTGTGGGCGCCGCCTGCAACCTCGGAAGGTGTGCCGACAATTCTCGGAAAGCCTGTCTCTACCGATGACAATATGCCGGCTCTTGGCGCAAATGCATTCCCGGTTGCATTTGGTAACTTCCAACGTGGTTACTTGATCGTTGACCGCGCCGGGATACGCGTTTTACGTGACCCGTACACAAGCAAACCGAACGTGCTGTTCTACACGACACGTCGTGTCGGTGGTGGCGTCGTGAACTTCGAGGCATTGAAACTTCTGAAATGCTCAACCTAACAAACCATAGATAAGCCGGGCGGCGTTTAGTCGCCCGGCTCATCTGACATTAATAATGAATTTCTTTTTGAAAGGAAGACGACAATGAAAGACGTACACTCGCACATGCTTGCGACACAGGTGATCGGCGCCGTAGTGCTGGCTGCTGATAATACGCCGGCTGCAATTGACCTTCAAGGCTATAACGCCGCTGAAATCCTGCTTTCTATCGGTATTGGCGGCATTACATTCGATGCCACAAACAAGATCGAGTTTAAACTGACTCACTCAGACGATGATGTGACTTATACCGCTGTTGACGTGGATGACATGATCGGGCTGTCTTCTGTTGGGGGTGGCGGTATTATCAAATCTCTCGTTGCGGAACATGCAGCAGCTGCAATGTATCGATGCGGCTATAAGGGTGGTAAACGCTACCTGAAAATTCTTGCGGACTTCTCTGGTACGCACGGAACCGGTACGCCTATTGCCGTAGCTGTTCTGAAAATGAAGGGTGCCGACACGCCTGAAGTTGATCAAGAATAATCAGAGGCGAAAGCAAAAGTAGATAAAGAAAGCAGGAACGGGGGCTGTTTGCGCCCCCGTTTCTCTTTTAACTAAGATCGAATAGGAATTGAAAAAAAATGAAAGCAAAAGTCACAAAAGAATTTAACGGTCGCCCGGACAATGAAGCTCTAACACAACCGTTCAAGGTTGGTGACATTGTGGAAGGTGATCTGGCGCGCGTTGCGATCGATAACAAGTGGGCGGAAGAATACAAAGAAGAACCGACAAAAAAATCTGACGACGCCAAAAAGAAGTAAAAAGGACTCTCTCTCCTTTTTGGGAGGGGGCGCGTAAAAATGCCCCCTCCACATCTTTTTCTAAAATATAGTTCGGAGAACCTCGATGAATGTAGAAAGACGTTCCATTACACTGATGACTGATGCGTCTGGAGACGCGACGGGAACGATTGAAGACGTGAACGGCTTGTTGTCTCAAATTCGTTACGATAAAGACGATTATGCAGACACTGTTGATTTTACAATCACATGTGCAGAAACCGGCGAAACGCTTTGGGCTGAAAGCAACGTGACCGCTGACGCCACACGCGCTCCGCGACAGGCAACGCACGGCACAGACGGCGCAGCGGCATTGTATGCAGCGGGTGGCGCTGCTGTGAACGATTTGATCGCGATTTCTGGCACAATCAATATTGTGGTGGCGCAAGGCGGAGACAGCAAATCCGGTACATTCCATTTCGTGACCGTATAAGAGGGATTTAAGAGCATGTTCCGTCCGACTTTGACAACCGCACCTGCAACACTTCCTGTCACGCTTGCGGAGGTCAAGCGGCAGATGGTTGTTGATTTTGACGATGATGATGATCTGATCACTGATTATATCACAGAAGCGGTATCTCACTTTGATGGTTATGCAGGCATATTGGGGCGGGCTTTAATCAATCAGGTATGGACGCAAACGTATAGCAAATGGTCAAGATGCTTAAGGCTACCATTTCCTGACGTGTCAAGCGTTACAATTACGTATTCTGACACAGCAGGCGATGATCAGGTTGTATCAACGGATGATTATGAAATCCTTGAGGACGCAAAAAGCGCTTATGTGCGCTTTAAAGATACTTTTACATCTCCAAGCTTGGAGGATGATGTCGCGGCGCCAATCAGTATTGCGATAACAACAGGATATGGCGCGGCTGAATCTAGTGTTCCTGCAGGAATAAGATCGGCGATCAAGTTTACTGTAGCGCAATGGTATCAGAACCGTGATGGTCTTGTTGAAGGCGCAAAAAAAGGCGTTCCGAATGGCGCTGAAATAATGGCAAGGAAATACAAAAGGACTGAATTTTAACGCAAGAGTAAGGAGTAATAGAAATGGCAGATTTAACGGTAACGGCAACATCGGTCATTAAAGGATCGAATGTGACAAACATTCAGACAAAGACAGCTGGAGAGGCAATTGACGCCGGTGAGGTCGTCTATCTGGACACCACCACATCAACCATGAAATTGGCTGATGCTGATTCAGGAACAACGCTTGATGCAGTCCGCACACCAATTGGTATTGCGCTCAATAGCGCCGGCACTGGGCAGCCTTTAACGTACATGACCTCCGGAGATGTTACGCTTGGCGCAATTCTGACAGCGGGAACTGCGTACTACCTGTCAGGCACGGCTGGTAAAATTTGCCCGCTTGCTGATGTGGCTGCGGGTGACGATGTGGTTGCGCTTGGTTTGGCGAAAAGCACATCTGTATTGGCCCTTAATATTCAAGCACCGGGCGTTGAACTGTAATGGTGAAAGTCAGGTTTAGCAAAAACTTTGATTTTTATCCTGCTGCGAGAAAGGGCCATGTTTGCACGGCCTATCCAGCCGGTGAAAAAATCCACAGTGTTACGCGGGAATGTGCTGATAGGGCGATTGAGGGCGGCTATGCCGTCGAAGTGCCGGAGGCGGAGAAGATAGCACCGTCCGTTGCAAAGCGGAAAGCGGCAAAAAAGGCCGCGCAGAAAAACCCGCCCAATGAAGAGGTAAAAACCGAAGATGCCGAGGAAAAAGACGTCAGCTGGTGATTTTATTGAATCTGTTGCCTTTGAAGAACTCGGTGCCGCCAGTGATGGCGGTGGCGGTGTTCTTTCCGGGTACACGGAGCAATTCAAGACCCGCGCGAAATACATTCATTTGCGCGGGGGGGAAAGCGTCATGGCTGGCCGGCTTGCCGGCAAGCATGCGCAAATCATCCGCGTCCGGTCTTTCGTGAAGTCGCGGAAGGTTAACGCATCTTGGCGCATCGTTGATCAGCGCACAGGAGATATATTCAATATCCGTGACATAACTCCGTCGAATGATCGTCAATACCTAGATTTCCTCTGTGAAAAAGGCGTGGCGGTGAACGGTTAAAATGGCGAAATTGAGCGGTAAGGCAAAATTTCTGGCGATGCTTCGCCAGATCCCGCCCGCTGTTCGCGCGGAAGTCGCAAAGGCACAAGAGCAAAACGGGCGTGAGTTCGTTTCTGCCCTGCAATCTGCCGTGCCTGTCGATGAGGGCGATTTAAAAGCCTCGATCGGCTACCGCATCGGCGGCTACAAAAAGGCCGGTGGCGACAGGGGGTTTAATTCCCGCTTGAATGACCCGTTTTTAACGCTTGGCGTAAAGGCTGGGAGCATCAAAGCGCCATATGCCGGATATGTCGAGTTCGGGACTGTGAAGATGGACCCGCGCGCATTCTTCTTTCCGACATACCGGGCATTAAGAAAACGGCTTAAAAGCCGCCTTACCAGATCGGCAACAAAAGGCATTAAGCGCGTTGTGCAAAGGACGAAGCAATGAGTTTTCCTGATTGGGACTTGCAGAAGGCGATCTATGCGGCGCTTGTGGCTGCGGAAGTATGTGGCGGGCGCGTTTACGACCGCATATCGAAAGATGCGGCTTTCCCATATGTCACTATCGGAGACTCGCAGGTGCTTGATGATGGCGCGCTGTTTGATACGTGTATCGGCGGCTGGGAGGCTTTTCACGACATTCATATCTGGTCCAGGCCGGAAAGCGGGTCAAAGAGGGAACTTAAAGAAATCGCCGCTGACGTCATAACGTCTGTGGCTGGCATTACGGCTGTTGAGGGATTTGTGCTTGTTGTTGCGCAAGTTCAGTCGTCACGGTCTTTCCGCGACCCTGACGGGATGACAGAACATGGAGTTTTGACGTTTAGATTTTTGATTGATGAAACAGAATAACCAACAAAACGGAGGCTTACGCAAATGACGGCAGTTAAAGCAATGAACGGAACGAAACTACTTATCCAGATAGGCGACGGCGCAAGCCCTGAAACATTCGCGCATGATTGCCTGATTAACACAGAGCGCGGCATTGTTTTTGCCTCCGATGAAAATCGCCAAATCATTCCGGATTGCGACAATCCCGATGACCCCGCATGGTCTTCGCTGAATAAAGACGGTCTGACGGCAACGATTAACGGCTCCGGCATGCTGCATACGGCAAGCGTTGAGGATTTCTTTGATTGGTTCAACAGTGACACAGCAAAGAACGTGCGTGTTGTGATCAATGTTGCCGGCGCTGACGGCGGCGGATATTGGTCGGGCGCTTTCAAGCTGACCAATTTCGAGACCACCGGTACCCGAAACGAGAAAGCAACATGTTCCGTGACGCTTGGTAGTGATGGCGCTATTGTATGGACGGATGCGGCGTAATGGGGCTGAAATTCGGAGAAATTGTGATTGAATGGGCGGACGGTCATTATTCCTTTCGCCTTGGGCTGGCGGAACTGGAAGAGATCGAAGCGAAATTCGACAAAAGCATTTTCGAGATTGCCGCGGCGCTTGGGAACAGGACGGCGAAATCAAAGGAAATCAGCGAGGTTTTGCGGGTTGGTCTGATCGGTGGCGGCATGCCACCGGCAGACGCGCTTGCGAAGGTGCGGCGTTATTGCGATGAGCGGCCTTTGGATGAAAACCGCACCTATGCTTATGGTGTCTGCCTGAAAGCCATTCAGCGCGTCCATACCGATGAAACGGAGGAAGACGCGCCGGGGGAGACGGAAGCGGCGATCGAGACGGATACAGACGCATCGACTTCGCCGCCGTCAGAGGAATTGCCGCAGCCAACCAAATAAATGACGTGATGGGACTCGCCCTTGGCGAGTTCAACGCGATTGTTCGTCATCTCGAAAAACTATACGGCAACAAAGAAGTTTCGGCACCGACAGAGGCCGAATTTGATGAAGCTGTGGCAGCATTGGAAAGAAAGGGTTTGAAATAATGGCAGACGACATTACGCGCATTGTTTTGAACATGGATGCCAATGTTAACCAAATCAATAAAAAGATGGCAAAGCTGACGGGCGATTCCGAGCGTCAGTTCAAAAAAATATCTTTCAACGCATCATCTTTCGAGCGCAAATTCCAAAAATCAATGCGCGAGGCGGCAACGGCTGTTTCCGTCGTTCACGGTCCTTTGGGTGGTGTCGCATCCCGTTTAACGGCTTTCGGCTCTATTATCGGTAATACTGGCGTTGCTGTCGGTGGTTTTATCGGCGTCACTTCTGCCTTGTCGTTTGCTATGGTCAAAGCCGTTCGGTTGTTTGACCAGTTTGAGCGCCAACAGTTGACAACGGAAGCCGTTCTAAAGGCGACCGGGCATGCAGCCGGAAAGTCAGCCGAAGATATTGAAGACCTTGCGCAATCCATTGCACTTGCTACGCTTGCCTCTCGCCAGGAGGCGCGCGCGGCTGCAACACAACTTCTCACATTCAAATCCGTTGCCGGCGACACCTTTGATCGTACCTTGCGCTTGGCGCAGGATCTTGCCGCGTCAGGCTTTGGAACCCTCACCACATCAACCGTACAGCTTGGTAAGGCCTTGGAAGACCCGGAGCAAGGTTTGACAGCATTACGCCGCGTCGGTGTGTCTTTTTCATCGCAGCAAAGAAAAATTATCAGAAATTTTGTCGATACGGGACGAGTTGCCGAGGCGCAAAACGAGATTTTAAAAGCTGTTGAGGAGCAGGTCGGCGGCGCTGGCGCTGCGGGTGGCGCTGGATTGGCTGGCGCGTATGACACGCTTACTGAACAAACGGGAATTTTGCTTGAGCGTTGGGGTAAGCAAATAACGGAGGGTACTCGCCTTAAAGACATTCTGCAAGACATTGCCGGCGTTCTTGAGGAAGTCAACGCCGCAGCTGACTTTGACCTTGGTCCGCTGGATAAATTGCTGCTGAAAATGCAGGGTGTTGATTTCAGTGACGCAAAGGCGTTCGGTCAAAGCGGATATATGAAAGCCCTGAATGCCATTGGCACGGAGCAAGCAGCAGCGCCGGATACAAGTGAGGAAGAATCCGCTGCCCTGCGTGAGTTCATCCAGCTTGAAAAAGAGCGGGCGCACAGAACACGAGATCAGATCAAGATTGACAGTGAAGCGAAAGAAATACAAAAGCGCGCCAAGGAAGAAGGTATTTTCCTTACGAAAGAACAAGCTGTCAATCAGGCGAATTTGAACGCGATGATTGCTGATCAGGTCGATGCGCATGAGAAATTCGCACAAGTGCGTATGGCTGTGCATGACCAGATCAGGCAAAAGCAATTGGAAGCAGAAATGCTTATGGCTGTTGCCGGTTCCGCGATGCACTATGCGCAAGCCATATCCTATGCGGAGCAAAAAGCACGGCTGTTTGCAGAGGCGGAACGCGCAGGCGTTGAAATCACGCCTATCATGCGGGATGAAATTGACCGCCTCGCCATGTCTTACGCGGAAAGCGGTAAAGCTGCAGAAGACGCGGTAAAGCAGATCGAGGATAACGCAAAGTTTTCTCAAGGAGTCGTTTCAACACTTAAAGGCGGATTTAGCGATCTGTTTAATGCCATTGTCGATGGCGGAAAGAGCGCCGGTGACGTGATCGGCGATCTCGGCAAAAAGCTTGCGGCGATGGCTGCGCAGGAGGCCGCTTTCCGTTTCCTTGGCGCGGCGTTCCCGAGTCTTTTTGGTGCGGGCGGGTTTGTGCCTTTGAAAGCTGCTGCGGATGGTGACGTTTTTGGCGGCAAGGGCATCAACTCATATAGCGGCAAGATCGTAAACAAGCCGACAGTGTTCCCGTTCGCGGACGGCGCCGGCATTATGGGCGAGGCCGGTGACGAGGCTGTACTTCCTTTGACACGGATCGGCGGCAAACTTGGTGTTCGCGCTGTTGGTGGCGGTGGCGGTGGTGGTGGCACCGTCGTAAATATCATCAATCAAGCGCCTGTCGAGATTGAAACAAGAAAAAGCCGCAGTTCATCAGGGCGTGAAGTGAATGATATCATCATCAGGGAAGCGAATAAGGGTATGGCGCAAGGCCGCATGGATAAAAGCATGTCACGCTTTGGCGGGCGTCCGCGCCCTGTTAAGAGGGGGTAAGCATGGCGGCTGTCACAATCGTACATTTACCCGGAACGGTGCCGAAATGTGCCATGCCAAAGGGGTCTTCTGGCGGTCAGCAAGACAACCGGATTGGTTTTGAAACGGAGGTCGGTCCGCCGATCGAGCGCCCGCGCGCAACATGGGTTCCGGAAATATACAATATTTCCCTGCCGCTGATTACGCTGCAAGCATTCCGTGATTTTAAAGAGTGGTTTGAAAGCGATCTTGGCTGGGGCGTCAATGCTTTTGTCTTCAAGCATCCGATCACCGGTGATGACGGTGTATGGAAGATTATGCCGACAAGCCCGCCCTATCAGGTATCAAAGCCGTTATTGAATAGCACCATGCCCGGATTTGAGCAGCGCAAGTGCATCCAGATCAGCTTTACCATCATGTCCATTAATTCAGCGGTGCCGTCGTAAGCCATGACAATTGAGAGAGAAATTCCGACCGCCATCCGGCAGGATATCGAGGCGCAAGCAACGCCGTATATACCGCTGGGTTTTTTAACGATTACGCATGACAATCTGGTAACGCCGATCCGTGTCGTCAGCGACACAATGGATTACGTCTATGAAAGCAATAACTATGACGGTGTGCTTTTCGGTTTCTCGATCGTCACCGACAATGAAGAGTCGCCGCGCGCAGAACTGCGCCTGTCAAACGTCAATAAGAAATTAAGCAAAGCCATCCGCAAAATCAGCGGTCGGGCAAAAATGTCCTTGGTCGTGCTGTCATCACGTGATTTTAACCTGTCTGTAGATCCCCGCGTTGCAACCGGAACGCCGGACATTATGTACCAATTTGACGAATTTGAACTTGAAAAAATTTCAGTCAATGCCGGTCAGGTATCAGGAAGCCTTGCTATTCGTGATTTTTCGCGGGAGTCATGGCCTTCAATTTATGCAACGCGCAGCCGTTTGCCGGGGCTTTACCGATGATGTGGTGGGATAAATATGTCGGGTTGCCGTTCAAAGACGGCGCGCGCGGGCCGCATGAATTTGATTGCTGGGGTATCGTTCAATCGTCTTACCGCGATCATTGCGGGATTGATCTGCCGACATATGGCGACATCAGCGCAATGGACGTTATTGCCGTTGTAAAGGCCATGTCAAAGGGAATACGGGAGAACATATGGACTCCTGTCGAAATACCGCAGGAATTTGATCTGTGCCTCATGAAAACGGGTTCAAAGCCGTTTCCGGGGCATATCGGCGTGATGGTGTCGGGGACGCGCCTTATTCACGCATGCCCGGATGCAAATGTCGTTGTGGTGGATAGAACGCATCACACTGTAAAACACAGAATTATAGGGTATCTAAGACATAAATGCCTATCCTGACAGCGTATCATGAATGTTTCGGCACGGTGCCTGTCGTTCGGAATCTGCCTGAAAATCTGTCACTGGCTGAAATGATTGAAAAGATGCCGTTGCCGGAAGATTTCGGTATTCACGGTCATATCTGCATCAATGGCTGGGAAGCGCCGCGTTTCGCGTGGCCTGATATCAAGCCGAAGCCCTGCATGAAAAGCGGCGTTAAAAACTACGTCACGTTTCATTACCCGCCAAGAGGCGGCGGCGGCGGTGACGGTAAAAATGTTGTGTCGCTGGTTGCAGCGGTTGCGCTGACAGCGGGTACGGCGGCGATTGCCGGTGGTTTTTTGGCAACGTCAGGCGGGCTATTTACTGCGGGTTCACTCTCCGCAACGGCGCTGGCTGCTGGTGTGTCACTTGCCGGGGCTTTGCTGGTCGGCGCGCTGTCATCAGCGCCATCGCGTAACTTCGGGGTAAGTGACGAGTTGCTTAATTCTGAACTCGGAAAGTCAGCGGCAGAAGGCAATATTGTATCTGTAAACGGTAACATTCCGCGCGTTGTCGGGACAAGGAAAGTTTATCCGTATTTCGCATCAGAGCCTTTGACGGAATATAGCGGGCAGAATGAGGTAACGGAGGCCGTCTTCTGTCTTGCGGGTCCGCATTTGCTGGAAAATATCAAGATCGGGTCCGCTGCGATCGAGGATATTGACGGCATTGAATATGAAACACGTCCGGGTTGGCCGGGCGATGCGCGTTTGTCGCTTGTCGGCAGGCAATCAAAAACGAAGGTTCTGCAATCAGAATTTACAGGTACCATCGTTAAAGAGGATAACGGCGCGCAGCTTGATACGGAATTTTCCGGCAGCGTTTCTGCAGCGCTGCCGAAAACGCATACATTGTATATCGGTAAGGATGCTGACGAGCATCAGGCGCAGCTGATTTTCCAAGGGCTGAATAAACAGGCCTCGACAACAGATTATCTCCGTATTCCATTCCGGATACGTATCAGGGAAGCAGGAGAGGAAACATGGATTGATCTGCCCGAAATTCATTATCAGGCTGCATCGCTGCGGTCGCTGCGCGCAACGATCAAGCTTTTGTTTGAGGATGGATCAAGCCTGACGCCTGCCGCATCGTCAACAGAGGGATTTGTAGAAGCGCGTATCGCTGCGCCGGGTCAAACCTCTGCGCCGGCAACGGACGCCTTTGCCGCAGATTCATCCTTTGATAATAGCGGCGCTGGTCAAGATTATCTGACGTCTTCAAATACCGGGTCTACAAATATCCAGAATGTCGTGATGGACAGGTACACGGCAGCAATTTACCTTGATCCGGCAACCTTTCCAAAAGGCGTTGCCTATGAGGTTGAAATTAAGCGCGGCAACACATTCCGCGCCGCAAACTATGTGACGGCTGATTACGAATACAGTAGCAGCGTTTGGGATTTATTCGGGTATCGAGGCGAGGACACATACACGATTGTTGAAGATCGCTCGACGCTCAATGATACATTTTACATTGTGCGTTCCGTTTCAATATGGAACGAGCATCCTGTGCCGGTTGGCAGTGACCTTGCTTTGATTGCTGTTCGCGCAACAAACCGCGTTGTCAATGATCTGTCTGTCGAGGCTTCCGGCTATGTGAAGGATTGGACAGGCTCGGCATGGACGAATTGGACGACGACAAGCAATCCCGCGCCGCACTTGATGGATATCTATACAGGGCATTTAAACATTGATGCCGTGCCAGTGTCGCGCGTCGATAATGATATGATGGTGAATTTCCGCAGTTTTTGTGCGGCAAACGGCTATGAATGCAATGCGCTGATCGAAGAACAGAGCGTTGCTGCAGCAGCGCAAATTGTCGCGGCTTGTGGCTATGGCAGACCGTATCAATCAGAAGTTTTCGGCGTTATTTGGGATTACGACAGGTCATCTGAGTCACCGGTACAGGTGTTCAATGAGCGTAACATCCGTGACTTTTCATGGGAAATGGCTTTTCCAGCCGTTCCTGATGGGTTTCTGGTTAATTTTTATAGCGCCGATGAGGATTACGAGAAAAGACAGGTCAGTGTGCTTAGAACAGGTGTGCAGGACGGACGACGCCTTGAGCAAGCCAGTTACGAGGGACTTGTCACAGAGTCGGAAGTTGTCAATCGCGCGCAGTTCGATTTAAGGCAGGCTGATCACCGGAATGTTTTTTATACATTCACAGCCGGCATGAATCAGATTTCATGCCGGCGCGGGTCTTTAATCGGCGTTAATCACAGTATTATTACAAGTTTTGGCGGTGCCGGACGCATTGAGCGCCTCGTCTATGACGGGAGCGGCGATATCGTCTCCGTCATCCTGGATATGACGGCTGAAACCTATGCGGAAGATGACATGCTGAATGTCGCCGACATGCTGGCGGTCGCTGACATGCTGGAAGTCGGCGCAGCAACGGGCATTGTCATTGCCAAAAATGACGGGTCTTTCACGGATGCGCTGGCAATATCAAACGGCGGCAGTGGAACAAACAGGTTTGATCTGGCGACACCTTTATCAGCGACAAATATCGAAGAAGGCCTGATGGTGACAGTCGGCACCATCGGGACGGTTTATGACCGCATGATTGTTATGGGCGTTGACCCGCGCGACGATTGGAGCGCGGTTTTAACATGTGTTGACGAAGCACCGGAGTTATTCACGTAATGGCAAATAGAAATACATATTCATCCGCATCATCATCCCCGTTAACGGGGCCTGATTACATGGATAATGTAAAAGCGCATATCAAAAAATTCTATGATTCCGCAACATTCATCCTGACCTCTGTCGCTGGAACGGTAGATGCCGTTACCGCAACGCTTGACCCGACGCTGGACGGTGACGGTCTTGTAAACGGCATGGAGTTCATCATTATTTGGGCGGGTGCTAATACAACTGCACTTACCTTGAACATCGGCACCGGCGATTTGCCGGTTGTTTCTGAATCAGGAAACGCATTGCCAGCCGGCACAACTTCGGCAGGCCTTATATCTGTTCTGACTTATTACAGCGGTGAATTTTATATGACAGGCAGATCACCGCTGATGACGGGTGATAGCGGTAGCGGTGGTCTTGCCGGTCTTGTGCCTCCGCCATCTCCGGGTGACGGAGCGGCGGGCAAGGCTTTGCTGGCTGACGGGACATGGGGGAGCATGGCCGGCAGCGGATTCGAGTTGCTTGGTGTTTTAGCAATTAGCGGGGCAGGAAGCGGGGATATTGCATTGCCGACAAGCGGCTATTCATCTTTCCGAGTTGAGGCGCGCGAATTTGTAAATTCAAACACGTCGGGCTTTTTGTTTTGCCAGATATCAACAAACACCGGCAGTAGTTTTTTGGGTTCCGGTTATTCAGGACGGTTGTTACAATCCGGTAACTTTAACACAGCAAACTTAACGGCCGCCGCGCTGGGTTCAGCCGGGCATTTCCGGTTTGTTGATTTGGGCGGCGCATATGCTGCGCCAACAGCAGCGCGGTACGCAGGTAATTACGATGCGCTGATTCTGTCAGGTGAAAAAAGTTTCCAATGGGTTGCTAATAATGTACACCAATCCTCCAATGCCGGCGGCAGTATGATATTGGCGCAAAATAACCCGAACGCGCAAGTTGATTACCTGCGTTTTGGAACAACAAGCGGCACATGCACAGTAACAATTTACCTTTACGGGATGAAGGACTCATAGACAAATGAAAAAAGCATTATCAATTCCCGCCGCGAAATGGCGGAAAGCAAAAACGGATGAAGAGCGCGAGGCTTTGCGCGAGGAATACACCGTTGACATGACTGCCGAAGAAATAGCCGCGCATGAGGAATTACAGGAATCGGCGGCGCGGGAGCATGAACAGGCGGCACAGAAACAGAAAAAAAAGGCCGCGCTTGACGCGCTTGCCGACATTGACCGCCGCGCAGCCCGGCATGTGCGGGCGCTGCTGCTGGATAAAACAGATGCCGAGGCCGTCCGCAGGTTGGCGGCGCTGGAAGAGGAAGCAGCGCCGCTGCGCGATGCGCTGAAAGCGGCGGACGGGACAAGCGGGGCAGTAACGAAAGAAGGGGAGATATAAACGGCTATGGAATTTCTGAATGATTATTTTAAGAACTACCTGCACAAATTCGCCGCGCGCATCGGCGACATTATTGACAGGCTGGTGACGTATTTCGCCTCCGCCGGGCTGATCGGATGGTCATCAATGGCGAAACAGGTCGAGCCTATCTTATCTGTGATCGGGATTCTGGTTGGTATCGGCACATGCGTTTGGCGCGTATGGCGCGATATCAAAAAAGAACGCGCTGACGCAGATGGCAAAAAGTAAATATGGCATTCAGCTTTGTGGAACATTTTTTAAAACCGCTTTACGGCGGTCTTGTTCTGTGTGGCTTGCCATTACTGATGCTTGGCGCGGCGTTTTACACCCCAAAGTACAAAAGAGGCAAGAAAAAGAAATGGGACTGAAAAGCAAGATAGCCGGCGCCGCGCTGGGCGGCGTGATGTTGATGGCGGTCCCGTTCGTTGCCGGATTAGAGGGGGAAACAAATCACGCCATTATTCCCGTTCCGGGTGACGTGCCGACGATCTGTTTCGGGCATACAAAGGGCGTGAAGATGGGGGATTATCTCCCGTCAGATATTTGCCGCGAATTGCTGGAAGCAGAGATTCAGGAATATCTTGAGGCCGTCAACGCTGCTGTAAAGGTTGACATACCAGACACAATGCGGGTGGCGCTGGTTTCCTTTGCCTATAACGTCGGGATAAACGGGTTTCGCAATTCGTCCCTGCTGCGCAAGTTGAATGCCGGTGATCTGTCCGGCGCTTGCTATGGTATGCAGGCGTGGGTGTGCGGCCCTGCGCAGCCGCATGATGCCGTCAAAACACCGGGACAACGCTGCTATTCACGCGACAAGAACAAAAAGGTTATTCAGGGGCTGGTAAATCGCCGGAATAATTTTGAAATCCCTATGTGTTTGGAGGATCTGTAATGCTGGCATGGATTATTCGTTTAATGCCCGTTGGCGTTCGCGGGTTCTTTGGCACATACGGGATTCCCATTGTGGCGGCGCTGCTGCTGGCCTCACATGTTTTTGTTTTTTGGCAAGGTATGCGCATTACCAAGGCGCTGGGTGAGAACAAATCCGTCAACAAAGCAATTAATATTCAGGAGACACAAGATGAAATTCGCAACAATCGCCCTGATGATCTGCTTCTTTTTGACGGGCTGCGCCGGGGGAAATTCTGATAAAAAGGCGATGCGCCTAACGCTTCCTGATGTTCCGGAATATACCAAAGATCAGCAGAAACAGGTGCTTGAGGAAATCACCACAGACGATGACCCGCCGAAATGCGCTGTGCCGATGGTGTGTGAATTTCTTAAAGACTACAAAGTGATGCGCGACCAGACCCGCGCAGCAAAGGAGGCATTATGACAGCCCTGCACGATCCGCAAGTCCTTGTCGCCGAAAAAACACCGGACGGCGAGGAATATGTGACGATCGTCAACAATTTCACGATGGGCGCGGAAGCCTTCACGCTGTATATCGGCGAAACGAAATGGAACTTCCGCAGCTTCAAGGACGCGCTGGATTACTGTTACGAGCGCGGGCATTTGAAAAGGCCGTATGCGGTCTGAAAAAGCTTCTTGATCGTGTTTTGATTCCGTGTCATTGTTGTGTCCGACAAACGCCGTAAGTCATTGATTCCACATACGCGGAAAATGCCACTTTCTCGGACGCATCCCATAAAAATCAAGGGCTTAACCTTCACTTCTAAGCAGATGGTTGCAGGTTCGAATCCTGCCGGGGTCGCCATTTTTTCTTGATAATTCCGTGACTTACATAACCGCTGAAAAAGTGTCAGACTTTTTAAAGTAGCGAAGTGTCAGACTTTTTCCCCGCTTCCAGCTTTGTAATTGCGTTTTCCGCCACCGATGAATCGCGCATCAGGTAGCGTTTTAAAATCGTTTCCACGCTTCCCAATGTATGTCCTGTTATCGCGGCGATCTCCGGCACGGAGCATCCGGAACGCGCCAGACGGACAACGCATGTATGGCGCAAATGCGCGAATTTCACATGCCCCAGCCCCGCGCCGTTGGCCATCTTTCTGAACAGGTGGCGGAAATTGAACGGCTTGTACGGGTTTTTGGTGCGCTCATTCCCTACCAGATGCCCCGCCGCGCCGTTCAGGCGCAGTTTCAGGCGCTGGGTGGCCGGAATAATCACATCCGCGCCCGTCTTGTTCTGGAAGAAACGGAAAGACCCGTCCCTGTAATCCCGACCATAGGTGAATTTCAGCACGTCACCCTGCCTTTGCCCGGTATCGGCTGCAATTAAAACCGCTGTTCCGACAGACCGCCGCCCTGCCTTGTCGCAATGCCTCACAAGCGCGGCAATTTCCTGATCCGTCCAGATATGGATATGCGTTTCCTCGGGCTGTGCCTCGATGCCGGTCGCCGGATTCTTGTCAATCACACCCATCAGCACCGCCTGATTGAGCAGCATATGCAGAAAGCGTTTCAGCGCGTTCCGCTGGTGCGGCGTGTCGTTGAATTTGTCCAGAAACTGCTCGATGATTTCCGCTGTCAGATATGTGACAGGCGCGTGTCCGGCCGCATTTGACCATGTCAGCAGTTTCTTTGCGAGAATGCCGTAATTCTGCTGTGTTGTTTTTGACAGGCGTTTATATTTTTTCCCCTGCTGGTATCTTGTCAGCACCCACGGGATAGAGCCGCGCGGGTAATATCTGGTTTCAGGCGATTGATCGCGCATCCCCTTTTCCGCAATCCGCATTTCCTGCAATTCGCGGTAAAGGTCTTTTGCCATGCGGATTGCGTCGTTGAGGTCATCAGGAAGACGTATAACGCCCTGTTTCCACCCTTGCGGCCTGTGCCTTTTGACGGGCTGGAAATAGAACGCATAGCCGTTCTTGCGGCGTTTTGCGATCATGTAGCGCGGAAGTTTAATCTTGAATTTTGACGGCATTCAGGGCTTCCTCAAACGGGTTTTTCGGCATCATGCTGTGCCGCATACCTTGTGACAGATACGCCAGAATGTCGTCACGGTCAAATATATCCTGCCGACAGCGGTCAACCGGCGGGGGGAATTTACCCTGTTTGATGCGGCTTCTGATCTGATCTCGTGACAGGCAGGTAAACGCGCAAACCTCCTGCGCGAAAAGTCTTTTCGGCAGTTTTTGCGGATCTGTCATGTCTTCTCTGGTCAGGTACATTTTCCGTCTTTTAAAAACTGGCGCCCGCCCCGCAGGAATCACGCTGAACACATTTGCGGGGCGGGCATGGTTAAAACTGTCCGGATTCAATACCGGCTTCGGCGATTGCGATGGCCAGGCGTTCTTGCATTTCAGTCCTCAAAAAATCAACGGCATCTGTTTGGCCTGCTGAACGTGCTTTTTTGTTATGCCGCCGTTTTCTTTAAACCAGTCAACAGATCCACTTTTAGCAACGCCAATACTTTCCAGTATTTTCACCATTTCCATCGGCTCTAAATTGAACAACTCTGCGGTTTCAATCACAATTCTGCGAGAAAGCTTATTTGTTTTGTAGAGACTTTTCTTGTCCATAATTATTGCTTGCAATATTTTTCTATCCATCATTTCAGTCCTCACCAAATAATGAACGCTGATTTTCTTCCGGTATTGTCTTTTTCTCTTTCGGCTTTTTCTCAACATACCGTGAGTTATAGTCGGGCTTAAAAAGTCCCAATGCACCCTTGCACGGAATAAGCGTGCAGGGCTGTGCGTCCGTAATAACAAAGCCGTATTTGCCGAAGAACCACGGGCTTTCCATGTCCGATACGCAGTCAACGACATTCACGTGACCCACAATGCCGCCGCGATCGATCTCATCCTTTGGCGGCAGCGGTATACATGGAAATGTTCGCTTGATAAATTCGTAACCGTCATCATCAAATTTCAATCCTGCATGGATCAAAAGCAGTCCACGGAATCCTGTTTCCCAATCGCGGTTTTCAACTGGCTTATAACCGTTTACCAAGCACCACGCCCAAGGCTGATTTACTGATAGTGCCTTCATTTCAGTCCTCTCGTAATTTCCCTGATGACGCAGGGATGTCAAGCCATTTCATTCCCGCCCCCTCTCGTGCGCTTCGGTCATTTATTTATCCCCTTCCTAATAAGTTTTATAATCTTCCATTCTGGCGGTTCTGGATCTGTGAAAAGAACAGCTATGAAACCGACTGTTAGCGCGGCTATTCCAAAGAACAAGATAATTCCCATTATCGCAATTACTGACGGAGCATCCATCACTCGCCTCCTTTCAGGGCTTTGTCGATAATTGCAGCCCATTCGCTGTCGTCAAAACATTCTTTCCTCATATGCTTTAACCCACCCCGCAGCCTCTCGTTCTCGGCTTTGAGTCGGTCGTAACAACCAGCGTTAAAGTCCCCAAAGCATTCGAAGCACATATCTGCGCCGTCCGGTGTTGATCTTTGAGAAGGTTTTCCGCACGATACGCATGGTAAGTTATTCTTTGTCATTTACTTCCTCCAGCAACGGGTCACACAGACTTCCCCTGTAATATGTTCTCAAAACATTCTCCCACCTTTGGACAGACCACTTCCTATTATCCAACCCCTCTATAACATCGAAATAAGTGTATATGTCGCAATCCTCTGGAATTATAATGCTCGGGCTATACCTATTATGTCCGCAGCATGACCCTAGCGTTATAAGACCAATGCGCCAGATTTCTTGCACAACATCAGCGATGCACGCATCAACGCAGATACCCACATCTTGTTTATCTGACCAGTCGGGCGGCATTAAGATCACCTCTGGTGTGCTTCCAACAGTAAGATTATAAGACCTGCAATCACATTTTTTATCACTCATTCCCCGCCTCCCGCGCTGTGATTTTGGCGATTTGCTTTTCAAGTTTTAAAGCGCGAAGCTGTAGCGGTACTGCCAGTTCATTTACTAAAGGGCTATCAAGTCCGTTTCTATCCTCGATCAACGCCGCAACCCTGCGCAGGTATGCGACTTCTCCATATAACATTCGCAAAGCCCATATTTAGATTGACATTGCTGATCTTCGTTTTCTGAAAAATTCATAAGGTCGTACTGTACCCCCCCCCGTGTCGTCTTCGCCCATTCCGCAACCGCGTGAATACCCAGATAGCCGTCAACATTGACATCGTAACTATCTGTTTTTGTCGTTTTATTATCCGGAAAAAATGTTGCCATGCCGAGCCGTGAACACTCCGAAACTATTTTTTCCCATTCTGCAACTCGCTCGATATGGTCTGGGTAACGCGCGGCAATAGATGATAGCTCCGATTTATTACACATAACGCATGGGAAGCATCCAACGCGCCCCATGCCCTCGAAGTAAAGCGGGTTTGGCTGAACATTATGCTTTCTGTGCATTGCAAAAACATCCTCATGCGTCCAGTCAAGTATAGGACGCCAGATCACCGCGCCGCTGTCGCAATGTCCGAAACGATCAAGCTTTCTTCGTGCCTCCGATTCCTCCGCACGAACACCCTGCCAAGAAATGACGCGCCGCGCATACCATCCGCGCTTTTTCACGGCAGGAAACATTATTTGTCTCTGCATCGGCAGAGACTTCAATTCTTCCGTGCAGAATCGTGCTTTTGTGGATGGAAATCGACCTTTCAGCATACACAAATCAAGAAAAGGGTTGCCTGTCGGGAACATCAATTCTATCGCTCGATTAATCCTTTCCTGCGGAACTGGCGGCGATACAACGCGGCGGCCTTTCGGGTACTTTTTATTAGGCGCAAAGTTTGTTACGCGCTCTAGCCCCCAATTATCGCGGATAAATTCACGCCTTTTTTCAAATTTATCCGAAAAATCTGCGCGGATAATTTCAATCTTGGGGCCGCCTGTCTTTTCGTGCAGAGTCTGAACAAAGTCATAAGTTTTTTCATGTTCATGGCCTGTATCAGCAAAAACTGGGCGGAATGTTAACCCCCATTCCAAAGCCAGCAAGTAAAGAGCTGTAGAATCCTTCCCACCAGAAAACGAGACAATATTCTCAACCCCATCTTGCCGAATGTATTTCTTAAAACCGTTCATTCCGGCCTCCTCTCCGGCTTAATCCCGCCACACTCAACCCCGCCCTCGCCAGCCATCACAGCAATCGCGCAGTACGTTTTATGGCTGACTTCATACGGCTCAATCCTGCATGACTCGTCCGCTTTCGCAGGCCAGTTTACCCACAGGATTAGGGCGATTGAGCCTGTTGTAAGGTAGATAAAAAATCTCTTAATCATCAAACTGCCCCTCCGTTACTTTTATGCAGGCGACGCGGCGTGGGCTTGCATTATTATCGGCTTCTTTCCTTGTTAGGTGCGGTATGCTGACCAGTAAATACAGCCCGTGTTTATCGTATCTATAAACATTCATATACCCCACGCGCAGCTCTTTCCATTCGGAGGTGATGTCGTATGAACTGTCTTCGCCGCGCCCACCAGATACTTTTCCGTTTTCCAGATGGTGTGAAACACAGCCGATAGATACACTTTTGTCGTAATCATGCCAGATTGTGACGGGGTATCTCGCATCAGGACATATCTTGACAACAGTAGCTTTCCAGCCGCCGCGCGTCCGATACGCCTTGCCTTCTTCAAATTTTAGGTCTGTCATTTTTTTGCCTGCTCCTTTGCCATCTTCATAATAATAGTTTTGTGTTCTTTCCAGAATTTCAAAGCCGCTTCACCGCCCATTTCGGCAATCCTTTTGTTATTAAATTTTGACCACTCGTCATGAGTGTGGTGTTCGCATCCAATTGTGATATGAATCGATGTGATCGTGACAAGCCAAGTCAGCCCAGCAATAAAAAACGGAGATTTCTCCACGATTACGCCGCCCCAGATTTCGCCGCCCCTGATTACGCCGCCCCTGATTTCGCCGCCCCTGATTACGCC